ACCTGTTATGATTGTGGGGGAGGATAGCCTTGAAGAGTAAAAAGATAAGACTTCCTGATTTAGTTGGAAAAGGGTATAAGGATTTCTGGAATTTCAAAGGAAGATACAGAGTCTGTAAAGGAAGCCGAGGGAGTAAAAAAAGCAAGACAACGGCGTTATTTTTTATTTATTCAATGATGAAATATCCTGGGGCAAACTTGCTTGTGGTAAGAAAAGTTTATCGGACGTTAAAGGATAGCTGCTTTACAGACTTGAAATGGGCTATAAATATATTAGGGGTACAGGATTACTGGTCAGTTAAGGAAAGTCCATTGGAGATAATTTATATTCCTACAGGGCAGAAAATATTATTTAGAGGTCTGGACGATCCACTTAAAGTTACTTCAATAACAGTTGAAACTGGAAATCTATGCTGGGCGTGGATTGAGGAAGCCTATGAGATAAACAAGGAGCAGGATTTTAATATGCTTGATGAAAGTATCAGGGGTACTGTTGAAGAACCTTTATATAAGCAGATTACACTCACGTTTAACCCCTGGAACGAACGGCACTGGCTCAAAAAAAGATTTTTTGATACAGAAGACGACAACATAATGGCAAAGACAACAAACTATATGTGCAATGAATGGCTTGACGAAAGTGATAAGAAACTGTTCGAGGATATGAAGAAAAACAATCCTAGGCGTTACCAGGTGGCAGGACTTGGTAACTGGGGAATTGTTGAAGGACTTGTTTATGAGAACTGGGAAGAAAAAGAATTTGATGTCAACGAGATTTCAAAACGTAAAGGCGTGAAATCAGCTTTCGGACTAGACTTTGGGTATACCAATGATCCATCAGCATTTTTCTGTGGGCTGATTGATATAGCGAATAAGGAAATTTATGTGTTTGATGAGATTTACAAAAACGCAATGAAAAATCGAGAAATAGCTGAAGAGATTATTAGAAAAGGGTATGGTAAAGAGAAGATTGTAGCGGATAGCCAAGAGCCTAAGTCGATTGATGAGCTTTATGATTTAGGATTGAAGGGCATAAGAAAATCAAGAAAAGGTAGGGATAGTATTAATAATGGGATTCAGTATATTCAGGATTATAAGATTATCATACACCCTAGATGTGTGAATTTCATAACTGAAATATCAAACTATATGTGGGATAAGGACAAGTTTGACAATCCAGTAAATAAACCTGTGGATGACTTCAACCATTTAATGGACGCAATGAGATACGCACTTGAAAGTTATTCAAAAGGCCCTACATTTTCTTTTGATTAAGGAGTAAGGAATGTTTGAATTTATTAAGAAATTGTTTAGGAGAAAATATAAGATGAGAGAACAGAATATCAATCTTAGCGAAGTTGAGAGCATTATAATGTGGCATTTTGCAAGCCAGAAATATAGGGAAATGAGAGACGGAAATAACTATTATCGTGGAAAGCATGATATTCTTTCAAGGCAGAGAACGGCAATTGGGGAAGATGGTAAATTGACAATAGTTCACAATTTGCCAAATAATAGAATTGTCGATAATCAGTATAAAAAACTGGTCAAGCAGAAAGTAAATTACATAATTTCTAAAACCCCAAGTATCAAAAGCGAGAACAAGGACTATGATGACAAATTGAATGAACTGTTTGACAAAAATTTTCTTAAAACATTGAAAAGAGTAACCACTGACGTCTATAACAATGGACTTGGGTGGTTATTTTTGTATGTGGATGAAATGGGAAATTTAAAATTCAAAAGGCTAAATTCAGTTGAGGTTATCCCTGTGTGGCTTGATAACGAACACGAAGAACTAGATTATGCAATAAGAGTTTACAGCCGGGAACTTTACAGAAATGGAACATATAATACTGAAAACTACGTTGAGATTTACAGAAAGACAGGCGTAGAGTATTACAAAATGAACAATACAAAACTTACAGCGGTCGAAAAGAAATCATACCTAAGTGTTGACAACAAACCATATAATTGGCAGAAAATACCGCTTATATGCTTCAAAGCCGACGAGCTGGAACAACCCCTGCTTAAAAGAGTGAAATCACTGCAGGACGCTTTAAACATGCTTATAAGTGATTTCATGAATAACATGCAGGAAGACAGTAGAAATACGATTTTAATCATTAAAAATTATGACGGTGAAAACTTGGGCGAGTTCAGAAAAAATCTTTCCACATTTGGAGCTATTAAAGTAAGAGAGGATGGAGATGTATCAAGTTTACAAGTTGAAGTGAATGCAGGAAACTATGAAAGCATTGTGAAACTTCTGAAAAAAACTATAATTGAAAATGGTGGCGGATTCGACAGCAAGGCTGACACTCTTGGAAATAATCCGAATCAGCTTAACATACGTTCGATGTATTCGGATATAGATTTGGAGGCAAACGATTTTGAAACTGAATTTCAGGCAAGTTTTGAGGAAATGATATGGTTTGTGGCAAATCATCTAAAAAATACAGGACAAGGCGATTTTCTTAAAGAAAAAGTGGAAGTAGTATTGAACAGAGATATTTTAGTAAATGAAAGCCAAGCTATTTCAGATATAAGAAATTCGGTTGGAATAATTTCGGAGGAAACACTTATTGCACAGCACCCTTGGGTAACTGATGTTCAGGAAGAGCTTGCAAGAATTAAGAAAGAAAAATCAGAACAGCAGATACAGGAACAGACTGATTATGCTAATTTTGATGACGATAAACATAACCACAACGGTGATTTAAATGAGTGATTATTGGAAAGATAGATTTGTTGAAGAGGAAAGCCGAGTTAATCAAATGGCCGCCAAAGAGATAAAGAAGCAACAAGCTGAGTACGATAAATCAATCACTAGGATAAATCAGGATATTGAAATATGGTACAACAGGATTGCTAAAAATAACGATGTAACATTGGCAAATGCAAAGGAAATGCTCAACAAGAAGGAACGCAAAGAGTTCAAATGGACTGTAGAAGATTATATCAAAAAAGGTTCAGGAGAAGACAGTTTGAAGTTTGTAAAAGAACTTGAAAATGCAAGTGCCAAGTATCATATAGAGAGATTAGAAGCTATGAAGCTTCAAGTGCGTGCTGAGATAGAGAAGTTGTATAATGATAATGGTAGTGGCTTCAAAAATTATCTAGGTAACTTATACGAGAATCAATACAACCATACGTTTTTTGAAATTGCAAAAGGTACCGGTATGGGCATCAATTCAAATATGTATAAACTAAATGATAAATTGGTAAATACTGTTATTTCTAACCCTTGGGCTTCAGACGGAAAACATTTTTCAGACAGGATATGGGAAGACAAGGAAAAACTTTTAAATGCTCTGCATACAGAAATGACGCAGGCTTTTATTCGTGGAGATAAACTTGATACATTAATAGAAAAAGTTGTTAAAAGAATGAATACAAGCAGAAGCAATGTGGCAAGGCTTGTCTATACTGAAAGTGCCGCCTATGCTTCTAAAGCTAGAATTAAGACTTATGAAGATTTGAATATTAAACGTTATGAAATTGTTGCTACTCTTGATAGCAGAACTTCCGAGATTTGCCAGGGACTTGACGGCAAAGTGTTCGAGTTTAAGGATTATGAGATTGGCACAACTGCTCCGCCATTTCACGTTAATTGCAGGACAACAACGGCTCCATATTTTGAAGATGAGGAGGAAGAGAAACGTGCTGCAAGGGATAAAGATGGAAAAACCTATTATGTTCCAAGTGACATGACTTACGACGAGTGGTTTAAAAAATATCAGAAAGATGAAGTTGAAAAAACTGGAAATGATGGTATAATTGAATTGACAAAACTTAAAGAGATTATGACAGGTAAAGATTACGAAGAATACAAGTCTATCTTGAACAAATGCCCCAATGAAAATATAAAAGCTCTGTATAACGAGCATTTTAACAGTTTAGATAAAATTGAAATCTTAGATGAATACAGAGGGAGTTTTACCCCTAGAGAAAATAAAATAGTATTTGGATATGCTGACGAAAAGTATATCAAACAGGGCAGTCACAAATTTGAAACATTGGCACATGAGGCAGGTCACTTTTTTGATAACAACAAATATTACAATGATTTGACTTATCTTGAAATAGAAGGAATTCAGAACAGCACTTTATTAAAGAATACATTTCCGAAAATACCCAGCTCAAGTGACATGTTTTTAGATGCGGTAAGAAAAGATATAGAAATTTTAAGGCAATCAACAAACGGATTTAAAAATTTTGGCAGTTTAAAAGAGAAATTGTCAACAACAGCACAAAGTTCAGGAGTTCAAGATTTTCTAGACGGGATATGTGATACTAAAAAAAGAAATATTTTTGGCTGGGGACACGGTAAAGGATATTACGACAGAGAGTACAACGCTGTTAAAAAAGCAGAGCGGCTTAATGATTTGAAAGATTTCTATAATAGTATAAGATATGATGTTAAAACGCAGCAAAAATTGAAAGATATAAGCAGAAATTACAGAACAGCCTCAGAAGTTTGGGCCAATATAACACAGGCAGTGACCTTGGAAAATGAAACAGGAAACATTAAGATTGTTGATTCTAAAGGTAAAACTGTTGAAGGTGTAACTTCTAAAGTTTACAAATCATTAGAAGAAGCTCCAAAACTAGTTCAAGACGCTCTAAAAGAACAAGGACTCAAACCAAAAGGAGCATTCCAAGTATTTACTCCAAATGATGTGAATGATTACTTTAATAAGTACGTTGTAACTGGAGAAAAACTTACTTACATTGTTCCTATGAAAGTTAAGTCTGAAATGGCTAAAACTGGTGGGAAATATGAAAATACTGCGTATCAGTTAGATTTTGGTTCAGCTAAAGTTACTGAGACTGTAGTAAATAATGTTCCTACTCCAAAACCAAACAAAGCAAACTTCAACAAAGCTCATGTTAATATTAACGGCAAACAAGTACTTGCAGGTTCTACAAATTATTACGAATTGACAGTTCGTTACGACCAATACAAAGGTATTGAAGCTGACGATGATAAGATTCAAAATGGTTTCTTCATTGCAGATGACTTCCCTGAAGAAGCGGTATCTATCAATGAAAAAGATGTGAAAGTCCTTGACTCTAAAGGCAAAGAAGTAGAAGGTTTGAAACAAACTATCTACAAATCTCTAGCAGATGCCCCTGAAAAGGTTCAAAAAGCCTTTGCTAAGAGAAACATTAAACCAAAAGGTGCGATTCAAGTATTTGAAGCAGTTGACCCAGTAGCTTACTACAACAAGTATGTAAGAACAGGTGAAACATTAACTGTTAAGAATCCTATGACTGTCTTTTCTCATTTGTATAAGACAGGGGCTAAGTACCAAAATACTGCTTATCAACTTGACTTTGGTTTGATTTCTGAAACTGAGACTGTAGTGAACAATGTTCCTAAAACAAATCCTCACAAACAGAACTTAAACAAAGCTGGTGTAAGCATCAATGGTAAACCGGTAGTAGCTGGAACAGTTAACTACTACACATTAACTGCTGACTATAGCTCATACAAGGGTATTGAGGCAGATGCCGATAGAATTGCGAATGGTTTCCATATTGTTGACGACTTCCCTGAAGAAGCAGTTACAGTTAATGAGAAAGAAATTGTTGTAAAAGATTCTAAAGGTAATGTTGTTACTGGTTTGAAATCAAAAGTTTACAAGTCACTCGCAGATGCTCCTAAAGGAGTTCAAGAGTCACTTAAATCTGCTGGTTACACTCCTAAAGGTGCGATTCAAGTATTGACTGCTGAAAACCCAACTGAGTTCTACAACAAATATGTTCGTACAGGTGAAGTTCTTACAATTACTAATCCTATGACAGTTCGTAAAGAAATGTTAGGAAAAAATGCAGAGTACAAGAATACTGCTTACCAACTTGATTTTGGTTTAGCTAAGGTAACAGAAACTGTTGTAAACAAGGTTGTGAAACCAACTCCTAAGAAAGCAAACTTCAACAAAGCTGGAGTGAATATTGATGGCAAGCAAGTATTTGCTGGTTCTATCAATTACTACCATGTAACTGCTGATTACTCACAATACAAAGGTATTCAAGCTGATAAATCTCGTATTGCACAAGGTTTCTTCATTGCTGATGATTACCCAGAAGATGTGTTAGATGTACTTTCTGATGGTATCAAACTTTCTGACTCTAAGGGTCAAGATGTAAAAGGTTTGAAATACCATGTTTATGAAAGTATTGAAAAGGCACCAGAAGTTCTTCGTAATGCTCTAACTGAACGTGGATTTAAACCAAAAGGAGCATTCCAAGTTTGGGAAGCTGAAAATCCTGCAGAGTTTTACGCTAAGTATGTTCAAACAGGTGATACAATTACAATTATCAACCCAATGAAAGTCAAAGAAAAATTCAGTAAAACTGGTGGTAAGTATGAAAATACTGCATATCAAGTAGACTTTGGGGTTGCTGAAGTAACTGTGACAGTAGTAAACAATATTCCTAAACTTCAAACTAAGAAAGATGTTGTCATTAAAGTTGGTGATACTGAATCTAAAGATGGTAAAGAAATTGTTCTAGGACAAAAATTCTTCTACTCATTCGATGGTTCTCTAATTACTGCTAATAGAGCTGAAGATTTGTTTGAATACAAATTCGTTGATGATTACCAAGAAACTCACGATAGATTCGATGGTGTTTACAAAGTAATCGCTAAGAAAGATTTCAAAACTTCTGACGGAAAACAATTCAAGAAAGGTGACGACTTAACTTCATATTCATTCTTGAAAGAAGATAAGACTAAAGGTAAACTTGAAGTTGGACTTAAAGAAGAATTCTTACGCTCAATTACAAATGATTCAGAGTTCCAAGCTGAAGTATTTGTTGAAATGACTCGTATCAAATCAGGTGAAGTAGAAAACAAACAAACTCACGTGGTAAATGGAGTTGAAGTTGAATCTAACACTGTTAAGACAACTACACCAGAACCACCAAAAACACCTGAAACTCCTACTCCAAAACCACAAACACCAGCTAAGAAAGTATTACCAAATACTGGAGCTGATGCAAGTGTTCTAGGAATTGTGATGGTAGGTATCACTTCTGCTCTTGGAGCAATCGGTCTCAAACGTAAAAGAGATTAGGCATTTAAAAGATTAAAGAGTATACTGAAAAGTATACTCTTTTTTTGCTTAAACTCGTTTTGAATGTCGTTATATCGTCATATAGTAAACGCTAAAACAGTTAAAACTGATTTTCGATAAATGTATCGACTCTTCATAAAAACAGCTCAGAGTCGCTTAAACTTGCTTAAAATAAAAATGAAAAAATGGAATAATATAACTATATTAAAGATTAGAAAGTGGAATTTATAAAAATGAAAACCAAACAAAAAGACTATACAACATATTATTTATTTACTGATGTTGAGGGGATTGGTCTAAACTTTGATAAATACGGTAAAGTATTAAAAAATGATTTAATTGAAATTTCTTACATTCTTTCAGATGAAAACTTGTTCCAAATGAAAAGTAATACATATATTAACTCTTTTGCTAATTATGATTATAAAAATATGGTTGATAGAGTTAAGAAAATGCACACAAAAAATAACTTGATTGCTGATTCTAAAAAATCAAAATTATCACTTTCAGAAATTGATAATAAAATGTATGAAGAATTAAGAGAATTATTGCCTAATAAATGTCGATTGATTCTGACTGGAAATACTATTCAATATGACTATGAAATCATTAGAAGATGCTTGCCTAAAACATTTTCATTACTTCATTATAGAACATTTGATGTTTCAGCAGTAAGAGAACTAATTAAAATTGTAAATCCTAATTATACTAAGCAAGAAACAAAAAGAAAAAATTATAATCATAGAGCTAAAGATGATATATTAGAAACTTTCAAAGAATTAAAAGCTTATAGAAAAATTGTAAAATCATACTAAGGAGTTAAAATGTTTTATGTAATCTTAGAAAAGAATAACTTAAAATACTTAAATTCATTAACTGATGATTCTTTTGTAGAATTAAAAAATAATATAATTACTAAGAATTATTGCTTCGTATATTCTAAGAAAGATTAT